GTCGGTGTCAAGCTATCGCGTGACAGAAACGGCCACTATCTTATTCTCGATGTCGTCCGGATCTGTGGAACGCCGCGTCAGGTCGAGGACCTGATCGTCAATACCGCCCAGAAAGACGGTCCGAAAGTCATCGTGGCGATCCCCGAGGATCCCGGCCAGGCCGGGAAGAGTCAGATGTCCTATCTCACACGACAACTGGCCGGATTTCATGTGACTGCCTCGCGTGAAACCGGCTCGAAGGCAACGCGGGCAATGCCGCTGGCGTCCCAGGTGGAAGCCGGCAACGTTGCTATCCAGCGCGCCGACTGGAACCGGGTTCTTCTAGATGAAATGCGCGATTTCCCCTGGGGCAGGAAGGATGATCAGGTTGATGCCCTCGTACGCGGGTTCACGACGCTGACAACGCGCCCACGTTCGCCGAACGCAGTCTCTTTCTCGATACTCAGCCGCTGAGCAACCGCTGACGGTGAAGTTTGGAGCCCCATGTTTGATACACTCTGCGATCTGGTCGCACGCGACAATGACTACCCGCCTCGCGTCCGGAAGTTGATGATCCTCGATCGCGTTCTGGACGGGACACTTTACGATGCGCTTCCGTTCCATTTCCATCAGGAGAGAACAGAGGCCGGCGAATACATCCCGCTTCGGCAGCGACGCCCGAGCGTCAGGTATCCGCTGTGCCGCATTGTTGTTGAAGACAGTGTGTCGCTGTTGTTCAGCGAAGGCCATTTCCCGACAATCGATAGCACCGACCCAATTCTGCGCACAACGTTCGCCAATATCGCCAAAGAGACCCGTCTCAATCTGACGATGACCCAGGCTGCGATGAGCGGTGCAACTGGATCCGTCGCGCTGCTGTTGCGCGTGCTGAAAGGTCGGATCTTCATTGATGTCCTAGACACGATGTATCTGACGCCGATCTGGGATCCAATGGCACCGGACACGCTGGCCAGAATCGACGAGCGATACAAGGTCTCTGGCGCGAACCTTCTGCGGAATGGTTACACTATAGACGATCCGGATGAACAATACTGGTTTGCGCGAAGCTGGGACAGTGAAAGTGAGACCTGGTTCGAGCCTACACCGGTTGGAAAGCAGGTGCTTCCAATCATGGATACCGCCCGCTCTGTCTCACACAAGCTTGGCGCCGTACCGATCGTATGGATCAAGAACTTGCCTGGTTCGCCCACGACGGGCGACAGCAATGACGGTGCATGCTCGTTCGCCGCCGCGATGCACACCCAGGTTGAGATCGACTATCAACTCAGTCAAGTCGGCCGTGGCCTGAAGTACAGCAGCGACCCGACCCTGCTGTTAAAGGATCCTTCGCTTCCCGACGGCGAGCTTATCAGGGGGGCGGGGAATGCCCTCATCGTTTCCGAAAAAGGCGATGCTCGCCTGCTCGAGATCGGCGGGACCGCCTCGGCGGCGGTGATCGAATATGTCCGCACCCTGCGTGAGCTTGCACTGGAAAGTATTCACGGAAATCGTGCCAGTCCCGAGCGAATTACCGCTGCGCAATCGGGCCGGGCGCTGGAGTTGCTGAACCAGGGACTGATCTGGCTCGCGGACAATCTACGAACCAGCTACGGCGAAACGGGCCTTTTACAGCTCGCCCGGCTTATTGTCCGTGCGTCGCAGAGGTACACTCTAGTGGTCCTTGGCGAACCGATTGAACCCATGGATCCAGGTGCAACATTGAGCCTCAAATGGCCAAGGTGGTATCCCTCGACGGCAGATGACCGCCAAAAGGATGTGCAATCGCTGACAGCCCTGGTAACGGCCGGCTGCATCAGTCGGGAGACCGCCTTAAAGGCGATCGCGGCTTGTTACGATATAGAATATTCGGAAGACGGACTGGTTTCGACAACCGTTGATGATATCCCATGAGATTGAAATGATTGATGATTTGGCTGAAGTGCAACCCTCCCCCGATCAGAACAACGATCCAGACAACCAACCGGAGGCGGGATCGGAAGAAATTGCGAAACTTCGCGATGAATTCCAGGCCCGTCTCGTCATAGCGGGCTTGCGGACGGAAGCCGTGCGGGCCGGAATGATTGATCTGGATGGCTTGAAGATGGTCGACGCGTCATCCGTTCGGCTTGGCAACGATGACAGGGTCATCGGCGGCCGAAAGCTGATGGACGATCTTCGGCGAAACAAGCCGTGGCTGTTCGGGGCGACCTCGTCATCGAGCGCCGCCGTTGCCCCGGCATCACAGCCGGTGCGGACCAAAACGGCTTTGGAAATGACCGATGACGAATACGCAGCGGCACGCGCCGCGGTGACAAAATATCATTTCTGACCATTCGTGCAACCAGACGACGGTCTTAGATTCTAGTTAGGACGATTGATGGGTATTCAAAATTTCCCGGTTTCACTTCAGCCGATTATCCAGCAGGGCTTTCTGGAGCGCGAATTCGCACAAGCGATGCGCTCGCGTCTCGGCTACCGAGCCTGTGCAGATCGGGTGACTGTCGCGGTCGGTATTGGTGAGACGCTAACCAAGACTCGGGCTGGACTGAAGCCGTCCGTGACGACGCCGCTGGCGCCAGCAACAAACACCAACCTTGACAATGGTCTGACGGCCACGACCTGGGGCGTTGAGCAGTACACGATCGGCATCAACCTCTATGCGTCCACAACAGATTTGAACGTGGTCACCCAACGGGTCGGCATCGCATCGCAATTCCTGCAGAATGCTTATATCAATGGCGAACAGGCTGCCCGCAGCCTGGACGAGTTGAGCCGAAACGCACTGTTCGCGGCCTATCTGGGCGGCAACTCCCGTGTCCGTACCACACTCGTCGCTCCGGGTCCGGTGGTTTCGGTCGATGACGTGCGCGGCTTCCAGACTGTGTTTGTCAACGGAATCCAGCAGACTGTCAACGGCAGCACCCCGATGACCGTGACAATCGGTTCCAATTCCTACAGCCTGGTCAGCGTTGCGGTCGACACGACAAACGTATCAACCGCCCCCAATGGCGTATCGGGCACCCTCACTCTGTCCGGTAGCGTAACCGTGTCAGATGGGACGGCCGGCAATACGGTGATGGCCGCGAGCGGTTCCACAATCGTCCGTCCGTCGCAGCGTGGGAACAGCTCCCAGATCACGGCATCCGATACGCTGACGATGTCCAACCTTCTTGATGCAGTTGCCAAACTTCGATTGAACGCAGTTCCCGAAATAGACGGCGCCTACAACTGCTATCTTGATCCGGTTTCCTCACGCCAGCTTTTTGCCGATCCTGATTTCAAGCAACTCTTTCAGGGCGCGACGTCCGCAAATCAGGTCTTCAAGAAGGGCATGACAAACGATTTCCTGGGCCTGCGCTTCGTTCCGACGACCGAGGTTTTCATCCAGGCCCATCCGACCCTTTCAGGTCTGATGATCCGCCGGCCGATGATCTGCGGCCAAGGGGCGCTGATCGAGGGTGATTTCGCCGGGATCGCGGCTACCGACGTGGCGCCAGCCGATTCGGTCATTACGATGGTCGATGGGATTGCCATGGTGACCCGCGAAGCAATCGATCGCCTGCAGCAGATCATCGCTCAATCCTGGTACTGGATTGGCGGGTTCTGCGCACCGTCCGACACCACCACAAACGCGACGACCGTCCCGACCGCGACCAACGCTGCGTTCAAGCGTGCCGTCGTCGTGGAACATATCGGCTAAGCTCGACGGAGGGGTTCCATTGCCATGCCGCTAGGTTCCGTAAGTCCATTTCGCCCTACTGGTACTGTCAGCGTATCGGTAAGCAGCGTTTCGTCAAATTCCGCTATGTCGGGCGGAGGTGACTCCGTTGTCGTCACCAATACCACGAGCGCTCTGGCGTACATCAGATTCGGTTCGGATTCGACGGTCACGGCTTCGACCGCGGATATGCCGATACTGGCCAACAGCCGACTGATCCTGTCGGTCAACAGCCTGATCTCGTACGCAGCCGCGCTTTCGCCTACGGGATCGGGCAGCATCCTGTTCAGTCGCGGCGACGGATCATTCATTTGAACCCTCTGAATGATGCCGAGAAGGTGGATATCCGACGCTTCTGTGGATACCCAGCCTACGGAGCCGCCCCTAGCGGGATGCAGTCATGGCGCTACTTTCAGATCTACGGTCTGCTCGAGTTTCGTTTGTCAAATCTCTCCGGCTCGGAACTCGCCATCGCTCGCCGATATCTGGGCAACCTGACGACACTCGAAATGGCTGTCCCCGCGGCGTCCGATAACCTCGATACGGATCAGGCTTCGATGTGGACAAGAAACAAGGCGGAGTTGCCCGACAGGATCCGCCTCCTCGATGAATGGAGACGACGGCTGTGCGGCTTCCTTGGCGTCACCCCAGGCCCTGCCCTTTCGAGCGGCACGGCATCATTGATCGTATGAGCTGATGGACAGCCGGAAGCTGCAGGATCGTCTGTATTTGGGCCTGGGAAGGTCTGCCCGCCATGTCGGGCAGACCACGGACGCATTCCGCCCCCGAGGGCCGTTGAGACCGTTGGACAATCGGAACCGGTTTCTGAGGCTGCCCGCGACATTTGTATCGACCAGCGGCAGCGACGGGCGGACGAATGAATATGGGGACGTGCTCTGGCATGGAATATTCGATGCCAGTTACATGCAGATCGGCGACTATCTTGTTCAGGAGACGGGAACCTTTTTCGTGGCATCCCAGGCCCCTCTTCTGCCGGTACTATGTGTCAAAACCAATCGTGTTATCTCCGTTGTCCAGCCAAACCTCCAGACCAGCACCGCCGGCAACGCATATGGTGGCTACACATCGGGCAGCTCGGCAATATTGATCGAGGGGTGGCCGGCGAGTGTACTCGGTGAGACCCGATCGAACGCGTCAACGACAGGACTGCCAACCGATCAGACTGTTCCTTACTGGAGCATTCTCGTCCCCGCCGTCGCTCATGTGGTTCTGTCGCCAGGCGATCTGGTAACCGATGATTTGAGCCGAACGGCTGTCATCTCCAGTTCAGAGCTTACAGATTTGGGTTGGCGGATAAATGCAAGAATGGCAACAACGTAGATGGCAGACATCTCTGACGTCGAGCAAGCGATCGCGGACACCATTACATCGATTTTGTACCCAGCCGGCTCCGCTCAAACCAGCATCATTGGGGTACTCTGTCGCATCTATCGCGGCTGGCCAAACTCTGCCACGCTGAACGCGGATTTAAGTGCTGGTTCAGTGAACGTAACGGTCGTTGCGGATAATGATTTTGGTCGGACGACGACGCGCTACCTGCCAGAGTGGCACGCGGCACCGTCCCGGCCGGGCGTGACGGTCAGTGCAACCGATCAGACGATCACCATAGCCGGCAGCCCCGCTATCGGAGATCTTGTCGGCGCGCTGGTCGACCGGGCTGCTTATGCCTACCGAGTCCGAACCGGCGACACCGCTGATCTTGTCGCTGCCAACCTGAAGCAGCTCATCCAGGCAAATCACCCGGCGACCGTTCAGGGGAACACCATAACCGTGCCAGGCGCCGGCTCGATCAGAGCCAGGGCTGTGTGCGATAATGCAACATCCTTCGAGAGTCGCCGACAGGAAAAGGACATCCGGATCATCTGTTGGTGTCCAACCCCGCCGATCCGGGATTCGGTGGCCTCATCTATCGATCTGGCCATCGATCAATTGAGCTTTCTGGTTCTCCCGGATGAAAGCAGCGCACGCGTCGTCTACCGAAATACAACCAGCTACGACCAGGCGCAGAATGCGCTGCTTTATCGACGGGATCTGGTCTATACGATCGAATATCCCACCATCACGATATTCCAGCAGCCATCGATGCTCTTCGGCGCCTCTGAGATAAACGGCAACATTACATACGGCTAGGCACTCACCATGACACATCATCTAGTGGTTACGAAACCATTTCTGAACTACGTTCGAGGCGATATCATCGTCGATGTCCTGAAGATCAGCGAAATACTTGCCTCTGAACAAAAGAAGTTCGTCACGAGGGTTGCGCTGCCCACTACGTCGAAAGGTTAGTCCAGGTGCCAATCGCACAGCAAGGCAGCGTCAACACGACATCGCTCATTGTACCCGATCTCTACGTCCAGATCGTTCCGCCTCAGAATTTGGTGTTGAACGGCGTTCCTACGAATATCGTTGGCGTCGTCGGCACCGCTTCGTGGGGGCCCGTCGACGAACCGACCATTATCGGCACGATGGCCGACTATGCACAACAGTTCGGCTCTATCGTCCCTCGGAAATACGACATGGGCACCCAGGTCGCAACCGCGGTCCAGCAGGGAGCTCAGAACTTTCGCTGCGTGCGGGTGACGGACGATACCGATGCCGCGGCATCAACTGTGGTCCCGGGCTCGAATGCGAGTTTCGCTGCGCTCTACACCGGCTCCCTCGGCAATAACATCACGGTGACGCTCGGCACTGGCTCCAGGCCAAACACGTGGAAACTATCGGTGCTGCTTCCCGGCTTTGAGCCGGAGGTTTACGACGGGCTTGTCGGCAACGGCGCAGGCTTCTGGACCGGTCTGGCGGCTGCGGTCAATACCGGCATGGGGCCGCAACGCGGGGCATCGCTTCTTATCATAGCCAGCGCTGGCGGCACGACCGCATCGCCGGCCCCGTTCTCGCTTGCTTTGGGTTCGTCGAGCGCCGGATCAGACGGCGCGACGCTGGTCGGCAGTGGCCAACTGATAGGCTCCGACACGCCGACCCGCAGTGGAATGCACGCCTTGCGCGGGCAAGGCTGCGGTCTGGCCATGCTGGCCGATTGCGATGACTCAGCGACCTGGACCACCCAGGCTGGCTTTGGCCTCGATGAGGGCATGTACATGATCCTCACGACGCCGGCGGGCGATACCATCACAAACGCTGTGACGTCCAAAGCAGCGGCGGGATTGGACAGCTATGCCGCGAAGCTCATGTTTGGCGACTGGCTGTGGTGGTCCGATCAGGTCAACAACACTATCCGTCTTGTGTCACCCCAAGGCTTCGCAGCCGGACGGCTGGCCAATCTTTCACCGGAGCAGTCAAGCCTCAATAAGCAGGTCTACGGCGTCATCGGCAGCCAGCGCACCGGCACCCCCGGCTCAGGCCAGAACGCGGCCTATTCGACCGCTGACCTGAGCGCGCTGCTAGCCGCCGGCATCGATCTGATCTGCAATCCTCAACCGGCCGGTTCATTCTGGGGCGTCCGCGGCGGGCACAATACGTCGTCAAATGCAGCCACCGATGGAGACAATTACACCCGATTGACGAACTATATTGCCGAGACCCTGGCCGCCGGCATGGGCCAATATGTGGGGCAGGTCGTCAACAATGCCCTGTTCCAGCGGATCAGATCGACGCAATTGTCGTTTCTGAACAATATGTACGGTCAGGGCCTGCTCGGAAGCACAGACGGGGCGCTGCCGTTCAGTGTCATCTGCGATACGACCAATAATCCTTCATCTCGCACCAGTCTGGGATACGTCCAGTCAGACTCGCAGATCCAGTATCAGGCGATCAATGAGCGCTTCATCGTCAATGTCGAGGGAGGCCAGACCGTCGAGGTCTCTCGGCAGACATTGCCCACGGGCCAGGTTAATTAGGAGATCATGCAGTGGGATTGACAGCATTCTCGATCGGCCGGGATACCCAACTTGTTGTGATGGGCCCCAATGGACGAGTCGATATCAGTCACGTTACGGGCTTCGAGAGCCGCCAGCTGACCAGTGCGGTTCGGATCAGCCGGCTCGATGGTTCCCAGCTTGGCGCAGAGCTCCCGAAGGGATGGGAAGGAAGCTTCGAGGTCGAACGAGGGACATCCGCACTGGATGACTTCATCTCCGGTCTGGAGCAGGACTTTTACAATGGCAGTGGAACCCAGCCCGGCACGATGTATCAGTACATAACCGAGACAGACAGCTCGGTTTCAACGTACCAGTTCGACGGCGTGGTATTCAAGCTGACCAGCGCCGGCGCCTGGAGGGGAGACGCCAGCGTGAAGCAGAAGCTGGAATTCTACGCAACCAGAAAGCGGCGCATCTGATGACGCCTTCGCAGGCTATTATACGCGAGGCAGTGAAGACCTTTACGACGGTCGACAAGGCGGGACGGCGGCTGGTGCTTCGGTGCCTGACCGCCCTCGACACGCTGAGGCTCTTCAAGGCCGCGGGTCCGGTACTGGCTCAGAACGAACCCTGGCTCTCCATGGCCGGCCTGGCGTACTCGGTGGTGGAGATTGATGGCGTGCCCGTCCCTTCACCTGCGACTGAACCGCAAATCGAGGGTTTGATTGATCGATTAGGCGACGAGGGGCTGGCTGCCATCGCCGCTACGATGAAGGACGTGCAAGAAAGTCCGGACATAAGACCCAATCTGGGAAACTTGCCCGGCACCCCGTCCTGATCGACTGCCTGTACCTTATCCGGAACGGGGTGCCTTTCGACGTTGCATTCTCACTTTCTGCCACCGAAAGGGCGGCCTATGTCATCGCCCTTGGCACGCTCGACGGCCATAGCTTTGACTGGTTGGCGTTCGAGTGGACGCGATCTTCAACGGGCACCAGATAACGCCCCCAGACGCGAACCACGAGGTTAGCACGTATGCACAAGGCAGACGCCGGGCGAATAGCCTGGTTCCTGGGACTGCAACGGATCCTACGTTTCCCTCGATATTTCATGGCGCCGGCGGCAATCCTGCGGGTTGTCCACAGGTTGGCGGCACATGGCCTGGACACCTCGTCCAGAGGGAAGGCATCGTTTCAAAATGGCGCAGCAAGTTTTGTGCAATGGCGTCGCTCCGCACCGCAATTGCTTTCGACGCATCGGCGGCCAACGTCGACAATTGCCAGGACCGGCGCGACGACGCTGCTTCGCCAAATGACCGGCGCAGCATCGGCTTCACCGAGCGACCGCCCATCGCTGCAATCGCTTCGAGACCTGGCGCCCACAACGATCCCAAGGCGGAATGTCCAGGGGTACACCGGGTCCGTATCCGCCCCGAGAGAGCAAGTCTCGCGTGTACAGAACGAATATCGGCGAAACCCGGGTCCCGGCGACGGCATCTTCAGATCACTGAACTCGCCCGTGCTGGCACCTTCGCCTGCCCATTCTGCCGGACAAATTTCCGGGGGTATGGGTATAGATACGATGATGGAACGAACTGCAGCTGACACCGGTACGTCATTGCGCGATCGGAGTTTTGCTCCGGCAAGCGAAAGTGCCCCATCCAGGCAGCACTTCGCCAGCCAGTCCAATTCATGGTCCTCGGATCGCGATGCTGACGACCGCAATGTTCAAACCCAGAGCAAAAGATCCGCTGTCTCGACCATACATCTTGACGGCTCAGCACTGGGAAGATGGACGGTACAACACCTGGAACGTGCTTTGGGAAAACCTGCGACAGGCATGACCGGAGTCGATCCACGAGCCACCCCCCCTCGTAGCCGCGTCGCACCGTTCTAGGCGCAACGCATGATCCAGCGAATAACCGCTCTGTCATGGAAGTGAGCTGAAACTTGCAGGACTCTCCTATCCAAATTGGACCCATCAGCCTTCAAGGTTTCGAGGTTCCTCAATCGATTCGCTTTGGCGGTCGCCAAAGACTGGCGGTACACAGTTTGGCCGGTGGCAGGCGAGTGGTGGAGCGGCTCGGACCGGACGACGGCGAAATCGCTTTCCAGGGCACGTTTTCTGGGCGGCATGCCGAGGCCCGGGTCCGAGCATTCGACGCCCTTCGCCTATCCGGTGAAATGGTCTGGCTGACCTGGGAGTCGTTCAGACGACGGGTCGTGGTAAAGAGCTTTGTTGCAGAATATCATAGTCCCTGGTGGATCCCGTATCGGGTCAGTTGCGTTGTTGCCCACCAGTCCGGGGTCACGACAGCCTTGGAACCCACCTTGTTTGCGTTGATATCGGCGGACCTTGGTAACGCATTGACCGCGGTCGCCGGCTCGACGATCTCGCTGACGCCCCTGCGGGGCGCGCTTTTCGGGACGAACGCAATGACGGCAGGCACATCGAACCACGTACAGGCTGTCGCGGCAGTCGGTGCCACACTCGACGCCGTCAACACGCAAATTGCGCTCCAAACTGCATCAGTCATCGCGCCAATCGAGCCAAATTCGCCACCGGACAGTGTCTGCCGGCAACTCGTCTCCACAGTGGGCTGCGCCGGGTCGTTAGCGGCCGCAGTAAATGCCCGGTCCTACGTCGGACGGATCGGGACGAATCTGAACCGGTCAGGGAGTTGACGTGCGAACGATTGCAACAATCGGCGGAAATCTGTTCGAGATTGCCGCCGCCCAGCTTGGTAGTGCATTGCAATGGATCAATATCGCACGAGCCAACAATCTCACTGACCCTATGCTCTTAGGTACGAACCAGATCATTATCCCACCATTTTCACCGATTCTCTCCGACGGTTTCGGACCACAATAAATGTCAAGCCTGCGGATGGAACTTCAGGTCATGCTGAACGGCAGTCCGATCCTGGGTCTGCTTCATGCGTCCATCGTGGCAACAAACTGCTTCTCATCGGACTCGTTTGCTCTCACATTTGCCATTGGTCTCCCGCCGTTATGCGATATCGCATTTTGGTCGTCCGTCTCGAGCGCCTATATTGAGATCTGGGTCGTCGGAAGTGATGGACCGATGCCGCAAAGCCTCATCAGCGGCATGGTCGACGCAATCGTTGTTGATCCCATACGGGCTACTGTTGCGATAGAGGGCAGAGACCTGTCGTCCAGCATGATCGACTCCTATCGCCAGCAGGACTTTGTCAATCAGACCGCGTCGGAGGTCGTATCGACAATCGCATCGTCTCACGGCCTTACCCCGGCGGTCACGCCAACATCTTCCAATGTGGGACGTTATTACGGCGATGGTTACACGCGCTTGTCGCTCGGTCAGTTTTCCCGCCTCCGATCGGACTGGGACCTGGTGGTGCAGCTCGCTCGCGAGAACGGCTTCGACGTCTATGTCCAGGGTTCCACTCTGTTTTTTCAGCCATCCACGCCGTTCGATGACATCCCCGTCCAAATTGCCATCCGCGACGTCAAGACGATACGACTTGAACGCACGCTGACACTACATTCCGCCGCGGTAGCACGGGTTCAATCGTGGAATTCCCAGAATATGGCCTCGTACGCGAGTAATTCCAGCCAAGTTGCTGCCGCTGAGACTGCGACCTCCGCCGCCACGAACGATCAACCGTTTCTGTTTTCTGCTTCAAATTTTACATCGCAACAGGTTGCCAGTTCCGCTGACCGTTATGCCGCCGAGCTGAACCATTTTGATACTGCCTTGCACATAGAGATGCCGTGGGATCTTGCGTTGTCGCCACGAACCATAATCCTGATAGACGAGACGAACTCTCTTTTTGACACCACCTACAGGATCGATCATGTGGAACGTTATTATAGCACGACTTCTGGTTCTACCCAAATCATCCGAGCAGTCATCATTTCAGCCTCACAGGTCTGACCAACAGCCTGGATGCGATACCGAGGAAATATGATCGAAAGACTGTCGAACGCGATAAAATCTCACGCGGCAGGGTTGGATCAGTCAACGGGACAAGTTAAATTCGGGACAATAACATCCGTTAACCCGCAAAACGCGATGGCTCGGGTGCTGATTCAACCTGATGGCGTTCTGTCAGGCTGGCTTCCGATGTTATCACAATGGGTGGGAAGCGGTTGGGGATTGGTCTGTCCTCCCAGTCCCGGTGATCAGGTGCTCGTTGTTCCTCAAGAGGGCGATATGGAACAAGGTATCATCATTGGCCGAAGCTTCTCCAATAAGCAAATGCCGCCGAACGTGCCGCAGGGTGAGTTTTGGCTCGTTCACCAGAGCGGCAGCTTTCTCAAGCTCTGCAACGATGGGACTATTCGCATAGACGGCGATCTCCATGTCCAGGGCGACGTGTACGATCGCCATGGACCTCTGTCAGGTCTGCGGACGCACTACAATTCGCACACCCATACAATGGCATCGAACACTACAACCAGTCCACCAACTCCTTTGGACTAGCAAGAATGTACGACATCTTCCACGAATGGGGTAATGACCTGGCCGTAGGCAGCAGCGGCGACCTAGCAGTCTCAACGGGCTCCGACACCGTCAGTCAACGCGTCTTGCGTCGATTACTGACCAACCCCGGCGACTACCTCTGGAATCTCGACTATGGCGGCGGACTGGCCCAGTTCGTCGGCGCCCCCGCCAACGTAGCAGACGTCGAGGCAGTCGTCAGAACCCAGCTCGCTCTGGAAAGTGCCGCCCCGACCACACCTGAACCGCAGGTCAGCGTTCGTGTCATCGACGCCGCCAACGGATATGTGGTTGCGAACATCACCTATGCGGACCCGTCCTCTATGGCGCCTGTTCAGCTGAACGTATCAACGGGTTGATCTGGTATGAACTTAAATCTCAAGGCGTTCTCACAGCTGATTGAAGACATGGCTGCCGCACTGCAAAGTTCTGCTTCCAGTTTGATCGACGTTTCCGTAGGCTCAGTTGTTCGCGCCATCTTCGAGGCCAATGCGTCTGTAGTTCTATGGTTGCAATGGCTGGTCGTGCAGGTGCTGCAGTCTA